ATGGTGGTACTTCTACTGATATTAATATTCAAGGTAATCTTCAGTTAGGGAGTATAACTGATGTTGAAGCTGAAATTAACTCTAAAGGTTCATCTGGTACCTCAGGAAATTCAGGTTCATCTGGTACTTCAGGTTCATCCGGTACTTCAGGTTCATCTGGTACTTCAGGTTCATCTGGTACTTCAGGTTCATCCGGTACTTCAGGTTCATCTGGTACTTCAGGTTCATCCGGTACTTCAGGAAGTGGTTCATCAGGTACATCTGGTTCTTCAGGTACCTCGGGTAGCTCAGGTACTTCTAATACAAGTGGAGTTTTGAAAACAACCATTGCAGGTACTGAAGCCTCTCCAACTACTATTACGGGTGGTTCTAGTCCAACTTTAGATGAGATTAATGGTGGTACTCTTGTAGTATATGGATCTAATAACACTTCAGGTATTAGATTTGGTTTTTCTGCAGCTAGCTATACTAAGGATTTTGAATGTGATATAATATTCCCTGGAGCTAATACTTCTACATCTACCTCCGGAAATGGTGGTAGATTCCTACATTTTAGTGCTACTCCTTACAATGCTGCTGTAACTTATACTTGTTTAACTACTGGAGTTGGTAGCGGAGGGGGTTATAAATTTGAACAAAAAACACAAGCTGGAAACCTTACATACATCCCAGACTGGTCATTACCAGGAAACGCAGATACAGGCCAATACTTAGAAGCAGGAGGTATTTTAAAAATAAGATATTCATATAATGATGGTATTATTGCCTTCCATAGTTATCCTGCAAGATAATATTAAAATTTATAAATTATGGCTACCGAAATAAAATACACAATATCTAATAATTTTAGAAGTTATTTATCAACTGAGGGTGAGTTTATTCCTTTTAATAGCTCTAATGTAGCATTCTTTGATACTCCATTATCAGCTTCAGAAGCACTAGACCAGTTACCTATAACCGGTACTTATTTAGTAGCTTCTTATTTAATTAAATCCTAATTTATGAATTGGTTATATCAAGGCGAGGAAATGACCTCGGTTGAGGATTTCCCTCCTTTAACTTTTGGTTTTATTTATAGAATTACTCATATCCCTAGTGGTAAAGCTTATATGGGTAAAAAAGTACTTCAATTTACTCGTAAAGCTAAATTAACTAAAAAAGATTTAGCCATGTATGAAGGTCAATCAGGTCGTAAACCCTCATACAAACAAGTAATTAAAGAATCAGATTGGAAAACTTATTGGGGTTCGAATAAAGAACTTTTGGATTTAGTTAAATCAGAACCCAAAGAAAACTTTAAACGCGAAATTTTAGCGTGCTCTCCTTCAAAAAAGTTATTAACTTACGAGGAAACGAAACATTTATTTATATATCAAGTATTAGAAAAACCAGATGAGTTTTTTAATGATAATATTCTCGGAAAATTTTATCGAAAAGACTTTGATATACAAAAATAGGTTATTACATTTACCAATATGGTAAATCATTTATTAGTAAACATAGTAAACTCCGTTCTAGGAGCAGGTAAACCTACCGCTAGAGGAAATCAGGCATACCACTGTCCGTTTTGCCATCATACTAAACCTAAACTTGAAATCAACTTTGACGATTCAGTAAAGGGTAATCCTTGGCATTGTTGGGTTTGTAACAAGAAAGGAACAAACCTAGCTACTTTACTTAAACAAGCCAAAGCACCTGAAGAAAAAATTCTTGAGATTAGAAAACACATCTCAAACGACAATTACGTAGCAAACGTAAGAAAAATCGAATCAATTGATTTACCCAAAGAATTTAAATCGCTACTTGAAATTACAAAAAGTGATATTAAAGGTAGACAAGCACTAGCTTACCTAAAAAAACGTGGCGTAACTAAAGCGGATATACTGCGCTACAATGTAGGTTATTGCGATGGCGGTGTCTACGACTATATGATCATTATACCGTCGTATTCCCACGAAGGAACGCTAAATTATTTTGTTGCTCGTAATTTTAACCCTCACTCCCCAGTAAAATATAAAAATCCCCCAATGAGTAAGGATATGGTGCCATTTGAATTGTTTATCAATTGGTCTTCTCCTTTAATTTTGGTTGAGGGGATGTTTGATGCTTTGGCTGTAAAACGAAATGCTATTCCGCTTTTAGGTAAACACATCCAAAGAGAATTAATGAAAAAAATTGTTACCTCACAGGTGCAAAAAATATATATAGCTTTAGATAAGGACGCTCAAAATGATGCCGTTAAGTTTTGTGAACAGTTAATGAATGAAGGTAAGGAAGTATATTTAGTAGACTTAGAAGAAAAAGACCCATCTGAGATGGGCTTTAAAGCTGTTACTAACCTTATTCAAAAGACATTGCCTTTAAGTCAATACGACTTAATGGCTAAAAAATTAGAACTAGTATGAGTAAAAGGAATATCAAGCATTCCTATAACAGAATCCTAGAAGTTTCTGACGATGCTAAACAAATTACAATGCCTGATTCGCGCTACTATAGACGAAATGGGCAATACTATCCATCTGTAACTTATGTTTTAAGTGCTTACCCTAAAGGAAAACATTTTGAAGATTGGTTAAAGAAAATGGGTACCTCAGCTGATTACATTGTTAAAAAAGCAGGTGAAGAAGGTACTCAAGTACACGAAATGATTGAAGATTACCTAAATGGTAAAGAACTAAACTTTTTAAACTCGCTCGGAAACCCATCATACAACCCAGATGTATGGCAAATGTTCCTCCGTTTCGTAGACTTTTGGGAAACTTATGACCCTAAGTTGATCGAAACGGAAGTCCATTTGTTTTCAGATGAACTTAGAGTAGCGGGAACTTGTGATATGGTTTGCGAGATCGATAACGAGTTATGGGTTATTGATTTTAAAACATCAAATCATTTGCAAACAACATACGATTTACAAACAGCTGTTTACGCTAAGTGTTACGAAGAGTGTTATGGTAAAACGGTTGACCACACAGCAGTGTTGTGGCTTAAATCATCTAAACGTGGTCCTAAAGATGGATTTATGCAAGGTAAAGGATGGGAAATTTATGAATCATCTCGTACCCCAGAAGAAAATCTTGATATCTTTAAGACCGTTAAAAAATTATTCGATTTAGAGAACCCAAAACACAAACCAGTATTTACTGAGTTTAGAACAACAGCTAAGAGAAAACTATAATATTTATTGTAAACGCGCGTTTATGATATCATTGGTACAATTACTTAGAGAGGCACAAGGTGCCCCCAAAGCTGTCATTCTAGCCGGTGCCCCTGGTGCCGGAAAATCATCTGTAGTTGGAGATACTCTATCAGGTTTAGGATTAAAAGTCTTAAATATTGATGATGACTTTATAGCTAACCTAAAAAACATGGGTGTATCTCTAGATCTTAAAAAAGCTGATGCTGAAGGTAGAAGTAAAGCAGCTCAAGCAATGCAAGCTGCTCAAAAATCATACCAACAAAGATTAGATACAGATGTTGAAAACAGAGAAAACATTGTAATTGATGGTACAGCTGCTTCGTATAATAAAACTAAACAACTCAAAGAAAAGTTAGAAGCAGCAGGGTACGAAGTGTTTATGGTTTATGTTTATTCTTCATTAGAAAAATCATTAAGTAAAAACCAAGATAGATTCGAACGTTCAGGAGGTGAAGATCGTAGCTTAATGCCTAGTATTGTAATGCAAACATGGGCAAACGTAACGAAAAACTTTGTTCCGTATTTAGATTTATTTGGTAATAACTTCGTAGCTACTACTAAAGATAAAAAATTAGCTAATTCTAGAGACCTAGAAGACATTATAGATCAATACATTACACCTTTCATTCCTACAGATACAAAACCTAAAGATGAAAAGGCTAAAGCTAGATCATTAGCTCAAAAAGAAAAATTAGAACAAGAGATACGTGATTTAATGGATAAAGAAAACGTTACTCAAGCAGTTCAACAGATAGTAAGTGCTGAAGAAGCACAACAAAAATTAAAGTCATTCCTAGCTTCATGAAGCAATTAGTTCAAGAACTTGTTGATAGTATTCTTAAAGAAGATGCAAGAAAAGTCACCGCTATTTATGGGGGTGGTTTTAAACCACCTATTAAGGGTCACTTTAATATTGCTAAGACCGCTTTAAAAGATATGCCTGAAATAGATAAATTAATGATCTATGTAGGTGGTGATATT